CGGCGGCTTTTTCGGGTCGGCAGTGTTAACCATGATTTCAATCTAAGCTAAAGTTAACGTCCTCCTTGGATAGTTCGAAGGCCTCTTGTTTAGCCTCACACATCATTTTGAATTCTGGCAAGTAAATGTTGTCGACTACACGCAAATCGGTAGCTTGCGACAACTTGTCACATATGTGGTCCACATCCACCTTTGTGAGCTTGTACCTGTCTTCTAACATCTTGTAATATCCAATAGTTGAATTTTTAGACGATCGACGGGGGGCCATAGCGTAGGCCTCACTTTGCCCAAAGATTGGCGTCAATTGTTCGATTGTCGTATCAAACTGCGCATATATCGCCGCAACGGCAGGATCAGTGGGCAGCGTTTTTTTGGCGCGACCCGCCTTGACTTTGTTTGTTGTGGCTGGCAGTTGATTCGCATAAGCAAGCAATAAATCATTGTATTGGCTGAGTATCGGAAGATCTCCTATCCATAATTTATTTGCTTCGTGTAACGATATCATGTAATCACGTTGTTCACTGACAGTCATACCAAGTGCTTTTTGGCTCCATGCTGTCAGTGTCATAAATCGCGGTATCATTCTAATTATTTTGTAACCCTCAATTGGATCATAATATGTTTCCGTGCTACAGAAATCGATACCGGATAAATCCGTGAATTTGAGAAACTTAAGGACTTGCCCCAGTCCATGTTTGCCTGTCTTCTGCTTTGAGAAAACCGAGTAATATGCTTCTGATATTCGCTCATTAGGCAGGTACATGGGCAGCATGTTGGTGAAATCGTCCCCGGATGTCGTCAATTCATAGTCCTCTGTTTTTAAGAACAATCGTCGTTCATTGACAAATCGCACATACAGACATTGCCGCAAAGTGTTGGCAAAGGTTGTGTCCATATTGCCTGTTTGTGTGCACCCTGTTTTGAGGTAATAACCTAATTCAATTAGTTCCACTATATTACCACGTTTCTCACGGCAATCAGCTCTTATTTTCACTGTTGCCATTGTTGCTTGCTTAAGAAATGTTTCAGGATCAACATGTTTTATTTTGTTATGGTTGACCAACCAGGTGTAGATTTTGAATTCTATATACTTCAAAACCACATATTGTGTTCTGTCAAACCCTGAACCATCTCCCTCTGTTACCTTGTTTAGACCTCTCTTACGGCAGTTATTCAACAACTGCTCACGCTCGCTCCAATTCTTGCCGGAAGTGTAGCCTTTGAAGCGATGTTTGAAAATATGTTCCAACATGTGCACCACAGGCCCCAGTACATACTTGTACTCTGCATTGGGGGCGCATATGCACCTGTTTTTGGGATGTTTCGTCTCATCATCGATGATTTGTTTTTCTTTTTTACAGAAATTACTGTACACCCTCTTATCCAGTCTATTCATGTCCACTTGATCCATCTCATATTGCTGTTGAGCGGTCAAGTGGTTGTACCATGCGGCGTAATCGTAGTCAAAATCGTACAATAGTGGCTCTATTTCCCTGGG